CTGATGCCAAGTATATTATAGGAATGTCAGTTCCACCAATTATGATTGCTCAAATATCAAAACAAATCCAAATACAATGGCTGAAAAAATAGAACAGAATAGAACACAAATTGCAAAGAATAGAATGCTCAAAGCATTGGAAAGTTCTCTTGGCATTGTCACAACAGCTTTAAAGTCCACAGAATTATCAAGGACTAATTTCTATAAATGGCTAAAGGAAGATGAAGAATTTGCACAAGAAGTAAAGAATGTTGAAATGGTTGCAAAGGATTTTGTGATGACAAAATTTTATGAATGCGTAAATGAAAAAGTTCCATCAGTTGTGATTCACGCCACAAAGAATATATGTGGAATGAATGAAACCAATAAATTAGATTTAACTTCTGGTGATGAACCAATCAAAATAAATGTCAATATTAAAGGAGTTGAATACTAAAAGTGGAAGTCAATACAAAATTCACATCAACCCAAGAGACAGCATTAGAATATCTATTTGACAATGAAACCACAGAAGTTTTATTTGGTGGCGCTGCAGGTGGTGGAAAATCGTTTTTAGGATGTGCGTGGTTAATACTTCTGGCTGTCAAATATCCTAAGACAAGATATTTACTTGCAAGGTCAAAGCTGGATAGTTTAAAGAAAACCACATTGAACACATTTTTTGAGATTGTGGAATCGTGGGGAATGGTGGCTGGGAAACATTATACATTCAATGCATCATCCAACATCATAACATTTTTCAATGGATCAGAGATTTTATTAAAGGATTTATTTTTATATCCAGGAGATAGAAATTTTGATTCTCTTGGCTCATTAGAAATTACAGCTGCATTTATTGATGAAGCAAACCAAGTCACAGAAAAAGCAAAGAACATTGTGGCATCAAGATTGAGATACAAATTAGATGAATTTAAACTCCGGCCAAAATTGTTTATGACTTGCAACCCAGCAAAGAATTGGACATACACACAATATTATAAGCAAGCCAAAGAAGGCACGCTTCCAATCCACAGAAAATTCATTCAGAGTTTAGTTGATGACAACCAATTTATTTCAAAGCACTACAAAACACAATTGCTTACATTGGATGAAATATCAAAACAAAGATTACTATTTGGCAATTGGGAATATGATACAACAAATGATTCATTAATCAATTATGATTCAATTATAAATTTATTCGGCTCACAAGGAATGGATGGCAGAAAATATATCACTTGTGATGTGGCACGATTTGGCGCTGACAAAACTGTGATTATGGTTTGGAGTGGATTACACATTGAATATATAAAGACAATTGACAAATCATCCATTGATGTGGTCGTGAATGAATTAAAGAAAACACAACAAAAATATTCAATCAATTTGAATGACATCATTTTGGATGAAGACGGAGTTGGTGGTGGCGCAAAAGATTTTATGAGATGCAGAGGATTTGTAAATAATTCCAAAGCATTACTTGGCGAGAACTATCAAAACTTAAAAACTCAATGCTATTATAAATTAGCTGATTTAATAAACAAAGGACAGATTGGAATCACTTGTCCTGATGTGAATATTGAAAAGAATATAATTGAAGAATTGGAACAAGTCAGAAGCAAAGACCAAGACAAAGATAATAAATTGAAACTGATTCCAAAAGATATGATTAAAGATATTTTAGGCAGATCACCAGACTATGCTGATGCAATGGCAATGAGAATGTTTTTTGAAATTGATGAAAATTTTGGGCGGTATTTTGTCCAATAAAAAAGTGGAGACTAATAGGAACTCCACTCTTTTATATAGCCAAATAAGGTATTTCACTTGCGAGCATTGGCCAATATTACTCGATATTACGACAAGGCAAATATAATAGAAATATTAACAAATGCAGATTTTAAACTAAATATTAACTTTTTACTTTATTAATTATGGAAGTCAAAATAAACAAAGACGGAAAAGACCAGAAGTTCAACATCATTGATTCTTGGGAAGATGTGACTCTGGAAAAATGGGCAGAACTTGTGGCAGCGCACAAAGGCGGAACAGGAAAAGCAAATGAAGCATTGGCCACAATTCAGAATTTATCTGATATGCCAAAACAATTAATTGAACAATTCAGTTTGGAAGATGTGCTTGGATTGCTGTCAAGATTGTCAGATATACAATCAAGAGCCAAATCAGATTTAAGAAATAAGTTTACATTGAATGAAGTTGAATATGGATTTCATCCCAATCTGGAGGAAATCACTTTGGGGGAGTGGGCAGATTTAGAGACTTGCATCACAGATGGCGTGAATGATAATCTTGCAAAAATAATGGCAATTCTTTACAGGCCAATCACAGAAACCAAAGATTCATTTTATACAATTGAAGCATATAATACAACTACAAAACCAATGAGAGTACAGGAATTTAAAAAGATGCCAGCTGAACTTGTTGAATCGGCTCTGGTTTTTTTTTGGAGTTTCGTCTCAAGACTATTTCCTCTTTTCAAGTTGTGTTTAACGGAACAGTTGAAGAAGAACCTGAACCTGGTGGCAGCGTCAGAAACTCAGACGAAACATTTTCAAAACGCTGGGGCTGGTTTGGTGTAATGTATCGGCTCACAAATGGAGACCTTTGTAAGCTGGGAGACATAGTAAAAATGGAATTATATACTTGCCTGACTTGGTTGTGTTATGAAACAGATTTAGAGCAAGTGACTAATCAACAAAGAAAACAACAAAACGCAAAATGACAGTAAAAAAGAATCAATCAAGATATGCAATGTGGAGAGCCGAAAGTAATACTTCGGTCACAGATCAATACGCCCACGATTCAATTGCTTACAAGACTTATAATAATGTTTTAGAATCATTGTTGTGCATTGGCTCAAAACATAAATTTATCAAATCAGTTGATAGTGGCGACATTTGGCGCGTGAATTTAGAAAAAGATATTGAATATCCTTACTTCCACGTTGTGCCAGATAATGTGCAAACACAAGATGCAGAAATGATTTTCAACTTTCAATTAATTATTATGGATTTGGTCGAGCCAGGTTTAAATAATGAACAGCAAGTGCAATCAGATACTTTACAAATCTTAGTGGATATTGTGAGTGCATTTAAAAATGGAACAATTGTTTCGCCTATTGAAAATGGAGAAGTGAATCCAACATATTATGTGGATGGCGATTTTACATTCAATCCTTTCACAGAGAGATTTGACAATGCAGTCACAGGGTGGACATTGGATTTTGGAGTTCATATTGAATATTTATTTCCAGCGTGTTTTGATCCATTTGAACCAAATGCAGATGGCTCACCAGCAAATTGTGTTCAATAATGTTAGTCTCTTTAATATCAGGAATTGCAATTGGTTTCATATGTGGCATCAATTTAGAAACAAGAATAAACAATAAACTAAAATAATATTATGGCAAATTTAACAGTAACAATTTCAGAAAATCTGCAATTGAATGGAAGTGAAAAAGGGAGCACAAATACAGCTTCAATTTCTAACATCACTCAATGTTCAAATGAAATTAAAACTTGTCCAGGAGAGACAGCAGAAACCTATCTTGGCAACTTTGCATCAAGGGTTGATGCAAGTAACTATTCAAATTACAATTACGCAAATGCAAAATATGTGAGAGTAACAAATCTTGATTCTGAATATGGAATTGAAGTAGCATTTGCAAGCACAAGCATTGATGACATTTGTGGATCAGTTGAAGTGGCGGATTCATATCGTGTATATTTAAGAGCCGGTCAAAGTTCAATTCTTTGGGATTCAAGAAGCGGAAAACTTGGAGCATCAACACTTCCAGATTGGACAAGAAACCTATCAAATTTATCTTATGTTTCAGTCAAGAATGCAACAGCGCACAACATTGATGTTGAATTTTTTGTGGCATCAGAATTGCCAGAAGAACCAGAAGCTGAATAAATGCTAACATATGCACAAAAGAATTATTTAGAATCTGTTGCAAAGGACATTATCAAAATGGCCAAGTCTAATTTAAAGAATGGAAAAGGTTCTACAAAATTAGCTGGCAGTTTAGATTATGATTTGAAAGTGACAAATGAAGAAATGATTGTCACATTTAAAATGGATGATTATGGAACTTTTGTGGACAAAGGCGTCAAAGGAAAAGGTGGCACAATTGGAGAGGAATCATATGGGGGCAGAAGATATTTCACAACTTGGGAAGGCAAGAGAAAAGATAGTCCATATCAATTTGGAACAGGAAGTGGTGGCAAAGGTGGATTGACAAAAGCAATTGGAAAATGGATAAAAACAAAAGGTCTCAAAGGCAGGGTGGATAAGAATTGGCCAAGTGCAGGAAATAGAGGTGGTCAATTCATCACAGATAAATCATTGACATTTTTAATAGCAAGATCAATATATATAAAAGGAGTGCACGGAATTTCATTCTTCCAAAATGCAATTATGAATGGAATCAAATCTTTAGATGAAGGATATGAGTTTGCTTTTGTAGAAGATTTTGAATCAACAATAACAGCATCAACAAAAAAATAAATTATGCCAGGACAATTATTAATCACGCAAGAACCAATGTTTAAATTTAATGCTGCAAGCCAGCCATTAGTTTATACGCTTAGAGCCGAAGATACAGTTCTTAATGAATCAAATGTAAAATTCATATGTCAAATTTGGGGTGGCAGAACACTCAATGATTTTTACAAATTGGCCACATTAAAAACAACTCCAAATGGTGCTGGTGTTGGGATGTTCGATATTTCTACAATTATTGAATCTTATGTGAGCCCAACATATCAAGGCAAGAGAGGAACAGATGAAGACAATCCAAATGGAAAATCTACATTTAAAAATGTTTGGTGGAAGAATACGAAGCCACATACAATTCATCAGATTGATAAATTTTGCACAAACACAAAAAACTTATTTTTATATGAAGTTTATTTTGGCATAGAATATTTGGATGCTGTCACAGGCGAGATGATAGAAGATGCCAATCAGACTGATTATCGTGGACAAAATATTGTTTACAATGGAGTTTTGATGGCCAATCAAAATTTAACATCATATGCGCAAGTGCCTGATGATTTCGCAAGATTTGGTTATCAACCGCAAGATTTTAATTATGATGATGGCACAGGAGATTATTTGATTAGAGACAGTTTTGGAACAGGCGCATCATATACATCAGGTGGAAAATTTGTGACAAATATGCCAAGCTGGGGGCAGAAGATTAGAGAGGATGATTATTTAACTGTGGCCTTTTTCAATTGCATTGATAATAGAAATCACTTAAATGCAAATTGGAATGGACTTGGAAATCTTGCAACTTGTCCAACAGTAGGTGGTGGTGGTTTCAATAATATTCCAGGAATTGCATTAAGATTCAAAGATGCAAATGGAGTTGTAGTCCAAAACAATTATTATGAAAATGAGCCAATAAATGGGGGAGCATCACAAAACACAGGAGGAGAAGATGTTGCTGCAAATTTAATTTATTTTGGGGCTGGATTGGCTAATATGAAAGGGCGTGGTGAAACTTGGCCAGCCAGCGCTTGCAATTATGATGTGTATCCAAGTGATGGAACTTGGGCGGATGCGCCTGATGGCGGATGGGGCGGAGGAAGTGGAGAAGAAGAAGAAGATGATTCAGGCGGTGGCACTTTAGCATTCAGAACATCTGGCGAAGATTCAGAATCAGATTCTTCATCAACAAGAACTGATCCTTGTGAATGTGAAAGATGTGTTGAAGAACCATATATTGGAAAATGGAAATGGTGTGATGATGGGGCTTGTATATATGATTCAGAAAAAGATTGTTTAGATAATCACGGAGAAGAAAGTTGGGATTGCATTGATTGTGTATGTCAGGACCCAGGCACAGGACTTGGACAATATCCAACTTTAGGCCTTTGTCAAAGCGCTTGCTGTCCAACACCACAAGAATCTTGGGATTGTAAAGATGGCGTTTGTTCTGATCCAGGCACAGGGCTCGGTCAATATCCAACACAGGCCGCGTGCCAACTTGCGTGTAGTCACGTGACACCATCTTGGGATTGTGTTGATTGTTTCTGTGTTGATCCAGGAACAGGAGGTGGCGCATATTCTACATTGTCAGCGTGTGAAGATGTTTGCTGTCCACAACCTCCAGGCCCTTGTGATTGCAAGGAATGTGAGGAGCCAAAAAATAAATGGAGATGTGATGATGGCACATTTTATGGGCCCTGTATTTATGATTCTTTAAAGGATTGTGAGAGAGCAAATCCGCCTGAGCCACCAGAGCCGCCACATTCTTGGTATAAACCAATAGGGAGAATATATAATTTTGGCATAATAGCTTCTGATTGTCACGGATTTGAAACTGTCAGATTGACTTGGCAAAATAGAATGGGCGCTTGGGACTATTACTCATTCACAAAAAAATCAACTAAAAAAGTGAAGACAAAAGGAGTTACATATAATCAGCTTGCAGGAACTTGGAATGAATCAATTTGGCAGCCACACGACCATTTAGGTGGAAATAAAATATTCTTAAATAAGACCAAAACAAGTTATGATCTAAACACAGATTATGTCACAGAAGAAATTGCTGAATGGTTCGAGGAATTATTTACAAGTTCTGATGTTTATTTGATGGAAGAATTTTCAAATGATGAACCGGTTCCAAATTTTGGAGGTGTTGCAAATCCACCAAATTATCTTAAAAAATATATTCAACCTGTGACTGTTGGCTCAAAATCATATACAAAAAAGACAAGAGCAAATGATGAATTAATTAAGTATAAATTCAAAGTGGATTTATGTATTCCAAATAATATACAGAGAGCATAATATGGCAGTTCAACTTATAATATTTCCACAACTTTATGATGGCTTCTTTTCATATATAGGCGCAAGTTCATCAGGAGGGGGAAGCGGTTCTGGTTCTGGCACAAGTGGTGGAAGTTTGTCTTCTCCAAGATTAGCACAGCCACAAGTTTCAGTTGAAGAAATGCTTGCAAATCCATCAATGAGAGGTGGCACGCCAAGTGCAAATATAATTCCAGAAACAACTTCTGGGATTGTAAATTCACTTGACACTTTAAGCAATTTTGCAGCGCCTGTTGGAATGTATAAGTTGGGATATTCATCAAATCTAAATACAGCGCCAGCTTACAGCAAATCACTTTTGGAATTGAATACTGATACAGGAACAAATTTAAACACAAATGGTTCTGCATTTATTTATACAACAGTAAATGGTTTGCAATCAGGAAATTCATATCGTGTTCTAGTTACAGTTGAAAGTTCTGTGAAATCAAATATGAGAATTGGTTCCACAGGCGGAAATACTTGGGATGTAAATGGCAGTTCAATGTCACAGCTTGGAGGTAAAAAAGGAATGATTCAAGGAGATGAATGGTGTGATGCAGAAACAGGCGCATTGATTTCAAATCCATTGGCAAATCCAATTGCAAGTCAAAGGAGATTTTATCAAGATTTCATTGCTTCAAGTGAGATTGAAGTTTTGCAATTTTCAGTCAATACGCCAATTCACGGTGGCCTTACACAAATTTCAAGATTGAGTGTTGTGGCATCAACACATAATTATAGTCCAAATGGTTCTTCTGCAAGAATGGGTGCATCACAATTTATTGCTGATGGCCAAGTGATTGTTGATTTATATAAAGATGAAAGTATTCCATTGAATTTATCAGTTGATAATTTTACGGATGTTGCAGAAAAAGTTGCAAGTTATTCAAAAGCATTTATGCTTCCAGCAACAAAAAGAAACAATAAAATCTTCTCACATTATTTTGATGTCACAAGATCACAAAATCACGACCAATTAGTATTCAATCCTTATGTCCAAACTAGAGCCATAATAAAAGATGATACAGTAATTGTTTTCGAGGGCTGGATGAAAATGATTAATGTCCAAGAAAAAGATGGTCAAATAAGTTATAATGTAAATCTATATTCAGAGCCAACAACTTTTTGTGATTATTTAAAAGCTGGAGTAATTGGAGATTTGAATTTAGATGAACTTGGCCACGAATATTTCTTTCAACAAGTGGAAGATTCTTGGACAGCGCCAGGACTCCAATTGTCTCTTGCTTTATTGCCTGGAACATTGGCCGGAACTCCAGGAAGTGTAAGAACAGAAGTCATTAAATATCCTCTTGTAAATTGGACAGGAACTTATACAATGATTGACAATGATACAATGTATTCAAATAAATTAGAAAATTCATTTAGGCCATTTATTCAATGCAAATATCTTTTGGATAAAATGTTTGAAGCAACTCCATTTTCATATGAGAGCAATTTTTTAAATACGCCAGCATTCACAAAATTATTTATGGATTTTAATTGGGGTGGAGAATCAGGATCACTTCAAGAATATTTTGTTGTAGAACAGGATGCGCAGGATGTAGGTCCTTATTCCACAGTTAGTGTTGGAAATTGGGAACCAATTCAATTGCCTACAACTTTTGAAGAAAATCCAAGTGGAGTTGTCCAACAAGTTTATGATCCAATTACAGGAATTATCACAGTTCACAATGACAATCTGGATGTAAAAATGTCCTTCAATTTTAAATTCAGAAAAGATATTATAAATGTCAATGGTGATGTGAGATTGAGAAGCAAACCATTTGCAACAGGAATCACAACAACTATTACAACTTGGCCAATAAATGATTTGGTTTCGCCAGCCCCAGCTGTCTGTCCTTGGCAACCTCCAGGCGGATTGCCTGTGCTTCCAGAT